ATGTTCGCTATTCGCAGCTTCGGCCGGGACATCCGCTCTCAGAGTTCAAGCCGACGCTCGAACCCAAGAGCTCAAAGCGCACTCGGTGAGCGTTTATCTGCGCCTACCTCCGGCGCCTGCGCCGGCTGTCATGTTCGAGCGGAGCGCCGCGATCTTGCTCAGCGCCCAGCGCTATCGACGTGACGATCGTCGCCGCCGCTTCGGTGTCGACATTTCGGAGAAGGTCGAACGGAACGCCGAAGCAGAGGCAGACCGGCGGGCCGCATGATCGACCTCGTCTCAGTCGCTGCGAGCATGACCGAGGGCGCTTTGTTCGTCTTCCCTGTCGTCGGGAAAACGCCGTGTACGCCCCACGGCTTCCACGATGCAGTCGGCACCTCACGCGAAGCGCACGAACTTTTCGTCCGATACCCGAACGCGACCGGCATCGGGATCGACTGCGGCCGCTCAGGCCTGCTCGTCGTCGACATCGACGGGTCCGACGCAGAGGTCGCGTGGGCTGAACTCGAACGCGGACACCCTCACATCCCCACGCTCGAGGCAGGGACAGGTCGGCTCGAGGGCGGTCGGCACGTCTATTTTCGCTCGACGGACGCGCGTTCGAAGAACAGCGTCGGCAAGGTCGGCTCGCACATCGACACGCGCGGGCGAGGTGGCTTCGCGATCGTTCCGCCCAGCCTGCACCACACCGGCAACCGATACCGGTGGCTCAACCGGCGGCCCATCGCCCCTGCCCCGGAGTGGCTCCTCGAGCTCATCAAGCCGCCAGCCCCCACGATCATCGGCCAACGACGCACGATCCCGCCCGGTGAACGCTGCGACACCTACGGTCGCGTCGCGCTCGAGCGCCAATGCGACGACATGCTCAACGCGCCCGAAGGCACCAGGCATGACACCCTCGCCGGCGTCGCCTATCGGGCCGGCCGGCTCGCGGCCGCGGGGCACCTCGAGCGCTCGCTCGCCGAAGCAGTCCTGATCCCCGCCGCGCGCTCGACAGGGCTCCCCGAGTTGGAAGTGACGACCACGTTCCGCGACTGCTTCGAGGCAGGCCTCGAGGTTCCAGTTGCGACAGGGGCAACACGATGAGCGGGCCCGACATGGTCGCCCGCGCGCTCCGCGCCGCAGAAATCGACACGACCATCGACCCCGGCGAGGTACTCGACGACCTGGAAGCGTTCGCCGACAGGTATATCGCATTCCCAAGCGACCACGCCCGAGTCGCCGTCGCCCTCTGGGTGCTCCACTGCCACGCCGTCGACGCGTTCGAGTCCACACCCAGGCTCGCGCTCCTCTCACCCGTGAAAGGCAGCGGCAAGACCCGCACGCTCGAGGTCCTCGCGCTCGTCGTCCCCAACCCGTTGCACGCCGTCAACATCTCCGCCGCCGCCCTCTACCGTCTCGTCGCCGACCGGCAACCAACATTGCTGCTCGACGAAGCCGACAGCTACCTCGGAGTCGTCATCGCCAAGCAGCACGAAGACCTGCGCGGCCTCATCAACGCCGGCCACCGCAGGGGAGCCACCGTCTACCGGGGCGAAGTCTCAGGCAAGACCGTCAAGGTTGTCGAGTTTCCCGCTTTCGCCGCCTGCGCATTGGCAGGTATCGGCGATTTGCCAGACACAATCCTCGACCGCAGCGTCATCATCGCGATGAAGCGACGCGCCCCCCACGAAACCGTCGAGCCGTTCCGCGACCGAGCAGCACGGCCCGGAGGAGAAGCGATACGGGACCGGCTCGCCTCATGGGCGGCGGTCCACCTCGAGCAGCTCAGCGACGCGTGGCCCGAAATGCCACCGGGGATCAGCGACCGAGCAGCCGACGTCTGGGAACCGCTCCTGGCGATCGCCGACGAGGTCGGAGGGGAATGGCCATCGCGAGCTCGACAGGCCGCTTTCGCCCTCAACAGCGAGCGCATACAACGCGACCCCAGCCTCGGCGTTCAACTCCTCACCGACTGCAGACGCATCTTCAACAGCAGGGGCGTCGACCGCCTGCAGACCGACGATGTCATCGCTGCGCTGATCGAACTCGACGAGTCACCCTGGGGTGATCTCCGCGGGAAGCCACTCGACGCACGCGGGCTCGCACGCCGGCTGCGCAAGTACGAAGTGCGACCGGGCGATCACCGATTCGACGACGGCGTCCGGAAGGGATATCGGGCCGAGGACTTCTACGACGCTTGGCAGCGATACCTGCCTGTCGCGGATGTTGCCCTTCCCCGAGGTGAGAGGGGGGCGAACGGTGATGTTGCCCCTACCGAAGATGAGGTGGGGTACGACCTTCCTTCTATCTCTAAGAACGGCTCTCTCTCGTCCTCCAGGGAAGGGCAACAAGGGCAACACACGCAACACGAGGAGTCCGTGTGAGCAGCCTCCATCTTGAGCTTCCCCGCGACGTCCTCGAGCAACTCGTCCACCAGGTAGCCGAGCGCATACGGGCCGAGCTCACCGCTACGTCACCGTGGATGACGAGAGCCGAAGCGGCTGAGTATCTCCGCATCCCGATCAGCAGGCTCGAGAAGGACCGCACCGTTCCCTCGCACCACTGGGACGCCCGCGTGTTCTACAGCCGCCCCGAGCTTGACGAATGGATGGCAGCGCAGTGAGCCCTCGCGTCCGCCTCTGCCCCGTCCCTGGCTGCGGCCAATACCAACCCTGCGCCGATCACCCAACACCCACCACCGCACGCGGACGACCACACCAGCGCGCCCGAGCCCAGACCCTCCGAGAGGAGCACGTCTGCCACATCTGCGGCGAGCCCGCGCGCCCCGACGACAGACTCGTCGCCGACCACATACTGCCCCGCGCTCACGGAGGCCCCGACACCCGCACCAACTACCGAGCCGCGCACGAAAGCTGCAATAAGCGACGTGGCGAAGGGCACCCGGGGGCACCCCTACCGTCGAAGACGAAAACGACCGCACGCGGCGACTCCCCGCCATTCTCGCGGTGTCTACGATTTTCGAGCCGCGATCTGCGGAAAATAGCGGCTCCCGTGGAAGGCCGTTCGTCTGATGCCGGGGCGTGTTCCTAAGCACCCGTCCAAGCGGCGGCGCGTGAATGCGACCGTTGGGCCGGTGAAGTTGCCGGCCGCCGTGAAGGTGAGGGCGCCTGCGTTGCCGATCCCGGGCGCGTCGGCTGAGACGCGTACGTGGTGGCGGACGGCTTGGGCGTCGCCGATGGCGGCGGTGTGGCTTGAGGCTGATGTGCCGGGGTTGGTGCGGTTGGCGTCGCTGGTTGAGCGGGCGAGCCGGGAGGATGCGCCGCTGACGGTGCTGACCGAGATCCGGGCGCTCGAGGACCGGTTCGGCTTGTCGCCGCTCGCACGTCGGCGGTTGGAGTGGGAGATAGAGCAGACGGGTGGCGCGTCGGCTGCCCCGAGCGGGAAGGGAGATGAGAGTCGATGGGCGCGCGTGACGTCAAGTTAGACCGGACGCTCGGGCCGCTTGTGGTCGACTGGATTGAGTCGCAGCTTGTGCATGGCCCGGGTGATGTGCAGGGCCAGGCGATCGAGCTCGACGACGAGCAGGTGAGGTTCATTTTCGGGTGTTACGCGCTGGACGATGATGGTCGGCGTCTGATCCGGCGTGCGGTGTTTTCGCGGCCGAAGGGGCGGGCGAAGTCGGAGCTCGCGGCGATGCTCGCTTGCGCGGAGGCGCTCGGGCCGGTCAGGTTCCGTGGCTGGGATCATGACGGGCGGCCGCTCGGCGGGCCGGTGCAGAGCCCTTATATCCCGTGTGTGGCGACGGAGGAGGGCCAGGCCGGGAACGTGTTCCAGGGCGTCGCGTGGATGCTCGCCGAAGGCGCCGTGTCGTTGCTCGAGGGGTTGGACGTCGGGATGACGCGCGTGTTCTTGCCGGATGGCGGGAAGATTCTGCCGCTGTCGGCGAAGGCGACGTCGAAGGAGGGCGGCAAGGAGACGTTCGCGATCTTCGACGAAACGCACCTCTTCCGCACAGACGAGCTGATCCGGTTGCACGAGACGATCCGTCGGAACCTCGCGAAGCGGCGGGCTGCGGAGCCGTGGTCGCTCGAGGTGTCGACGATGTACGCGCCGGGTGAGGAGTCGGTCGCGGAGTTCTCGCACCGCTATCACGAGACGGCTACCGGGCTCGCCGCTCGAGGGTTTCTGTTCGATCATCGGGAGGCGCCGACTGACTTCGACTTCGAGGATGATGAGCAGTTGCGGGAGGCGCTCGCGCAGGGGTACGGTGCCGCGGCGGAGTGGATCGATCTCGATCGCATGGTGGCCGAGGCGCGTGACCCACAGACGCGCGAGAACGACTTTCGCCGCTACTTCCTGAACCTCGCGACCGCCCGGACGGAGGCGTGGATCTCGCCTGTCGTCTGGAGTGAACGCGTCGACCTCGAGCGCTTCGTCGAGGACAAGGAGCGGGTCGTGCTCGGCCTGGACGGGTCATATAACGGCGACTCGACCGGGCTGGTCGGTTGCACCGTCGGCCCTGATCCGCACGTGTTTGTGGTGGGCGTCTGGGAGAAGGAGAGCGCTCCGGGATGGACGGTGCCGCGCGAGGAGGTGAAGGCTCGCGTGAAGCAAGCGATGGAGCGTTACAAGGTCGTTGAGTTTGCGTGTGACCCGCCGGGGTGGCATGCCGAGATCGACGAGTGGTCAGACGTCTACCCGGACACGGTGACGGTTGAGTTCGCGACGAATCGCCGCGCGTTCATGGCCGCCGCGTGCTCGCGGTTTTTCACCGCGGCGACGTCAGCCGGGTTGACGCACGACGGCGACCCGAGACTTGCGCGGCACCTCGCTAACGCGCGGCTGAAGGAAACACCCGACGGCGCCTACATCACGAAGGCCGGTCGCATGAGCCCCCGCAAGATCGACCTTGCGGTGGCGGCAGTGATCGCGTTCGACCGTGCCGCGTTCCACGCCGGCCAGAAGAAGCCGGAGCCGTTTATCGGAGTGGCGTGGGCTTAACCGATGAAAGAGAGGAACGCTATGACCCGATTCATTCGCCGCAAGGCCCGCGATTTCCGCGGCAACGAGATCGCGGCCGAGGACATCACGATCGCCCTCACCTCGTTCGCGATCGGTCAGGATCGCGTCGTCCGACAGGGAAACCGGCTACGCGGCGACGACCCGGCCGTCCAGCGTGCGGGCACCTTTTTGTGCTCGCCGCGGGTCTGACGGACAGAGAGATCCGGAGCGCGTTTACGGAGTTCCTTGGAACGACCGCGGCCTGATCGCGCGACGTCGGTCGTGCTTTCCGAGCCGTCCGCGGTCATCGACGGCCGAGCCGCGCTCGTGCTCGCGCACGTCCTCGCCCGGTGCCTTCACAACCGCGCCCCGTTGCGAACGGTGCTGTCCGAGATGAAGGTTGCACCGGATGTGCGGGAGGCGGTACTCGCCGCGGAGCTCGCGCTCGAGGAGGCGGGCGAGCGGTGGCGGATCGGCGAACTCGCCCGAAAACAGAGGGCGGCAATCAGCAGCAATGCGGAAACATCCGGAAATGGTTCGGTCGTAGCGTCCCGAGGTGATGGTGATCGGCTCCACTGCCGCGTTCGCCAGCTAGCAGCGGCCGGCGAGCTCCCCGGGGTTCTGACCTCGCGCGGCTGGACGTTCGAGCGGGCCGACGTGATCGCCTACCGCGACAGCAACGGAGCAAAGCCGTGTCACTGATACCCAATCGCGTCGCGATGACATTCAGGCCGCGGCAGCGTGTTGACCAGCTCCACTATGGCTTGGGCAATGAAGTTGGTGGTGGGCTGTGCGGAGCGTTTCTTGCAGCAGGCCGTGGCGGCAGCAGCATCCCAACGCGAAGCCGCACTCCCACGGCCGCGATGTCGGCGAAGAAACGGGCGTTCAGTCTGTCACCGCGCTACAACCTCCCACCGGGTTCGGTGTGGGGGCTTTGCATCGCCGGAAAACAGAGCGCGCGCAATAGCCCGAACGCTGCGATGGGCGCGGACCACGGTCGGCTCTCGCGGGCTCTGACGTTGAGGTCAGTGATCGAGGGCTGTGAGGTCGAGCTGGGAGAGGCGCACGGGGTCGATGAGGATGTGCAGCGCCGTGATCCGGCCAGACTGGACGGTTGCTGCGGCAACCGCGTAGACCTCTCCGTTGCGGAGCGACACCCAGCCGGCTGCGCCGTTGATGAGCGTGGGCCGCACGTCGAGACCGAGGCGTCCAAAGTGTGCCCGTAGACGGTGAGCTGCAGGGGAACATGAAGTACGAGTTTCCCGCCATTCCCGGGCGTGACTTCGCAGGCACAGTCTGCCGGGTTGGATCGGACACGAGGAACTACGAGGTGGGCGATGAGGTCTTCGGCTTCCTCACCAAGTCGGTCGTGCACGAGGGACACCCCGACCACCCCGGTCTCGTTCGGCGGCGGCTTCTTCTTCGCGCAGCTGCCCGCAACAAGTCCCGGCCCGCAGAAAGGCACCGTCTCGATGCCGCCGGGGCAATGGCTGCTCGTCGGACTCGATGCGACAGGCCATCAGGTCGCCGAGGTCGACTTGGTCGCGGCGCACCGGCACGCCTCGCCGCACTGAGAAAGCGCGTCCGGTCGCAGGGATGGAGCATCTATGGAGCCCAGCGGGCGCAACCGGTGGCAACCAGTGGCAAATGGGAC